AATAATTCCTTATAATTGTGTTGGCAGGTTAGAGGGAATTCCTGAAAATCCCTGAACAATATAGTATTACTTTACTTTTTTGCCTTCGTCAATGAATCTTCCATGAAAACCATGGTAGCCCCAGTGAGTAATATAAGCTTCAACATTGGCATAAATCTTTCCTCCGATGGCTCTCCAACGCTCACAAAACGCGTAATCTTCCCCAGTAAATTTACCTGTTTCATTATTAAAATCAGTATCGAAGAAGTTCCATACGTTTTCACTCGTAGACATAAGTCCATTCACCAATTGTTTTTGTTTAATTTTCATCTTGGGATAGGATTTCATCATCTTATCAAAGACCTCTCTTTTAATTAGCATACAGCCAGCGGGTCCTTTATTAATTTCACATAATCCATTTTTACTTACAATGTTTTTTTCATCCGGAAATTCAAGACAATAAAAATGAGGGCATTCTTCAATGGGACGTCCTGTTTTTTGATTAAGTCTTCGAGCCTTATTCCAATCAAATACCTTCATAGGATAGGGAGTAAGCACAATATCTTTATCAGCTTTTATCATAAAAAAGATTGAGCCAGCATCAAATTCTATATCGGAATCCAGAAAGAGCATGTGAGAATAGTTAGATTGTAGAAAAGCCTGAACACATAGATTTCTTCCTTGAGTAACCATGGACGATTGAACCATATGAAATTTAGCAATTGTTTTTTTAGCATGGCATAGACTTTGAAGTTCTAGTATGGACTTAACATAGGACAACATTAAAGTCCCCATGCAAGGAGTAACTATAAATAAAGTATTAGGAATAATTTCATTGGTAGGTTCCTCAATAAGTTTACGTCCATCAATAGGATTTTGTTTATAGAGTAAAGGTTTTTCTTCAAATTTATTTCCTGTTAGAATACTTTCATTAACCTTCATGAGAAATTCCTTTTGCCTGCAACGCATTATTTAAGAAGGCAATCCATTCTTTAATTCGTTCATCCCAGTTATAGAAATGTCCAAAGTGCTGTCTCTGATTTTCTAAACGCTGTTGAATAGCGTCCGTAGGAAGTATTTTTTTAATGTAAAGTAAATGAGATGCATATTCTTGAGCGAGTCTTTTAGGATTAGTGTCATAATTAACATAGTAACCATAGTCCCCACAGGTTTCTGGAAGAGCTCCATAGTTGGTGACTAAGGCAATATTTCCACAGGCCATTGCTTCGATAGCTGAGATGCAGGATGTTTCTTCCCAGATAGAGGGATAAGCAAATACATGACTTTCTTGCATAGCCTCAATAATTTCAGAATGAGGTTTATATCCAATATAATTAACATTATCCATTTTTTTTGCATGGTCATAAAAAGTTTCATAATGTTTATCATTCATTTTTTTAAACTTATCTCCATAGAGTTGAGTTGAACTATAAACATCTAGATGAATATCTTCATCAACAACATGATGCATTGCTGCAAGAAGTATACTAAGTCCACGCCAAGGCGTAGAAACATGAATTAATCTTAAAGGTTTGTTGGCTTTGTATCGTGCTTTTTGAATCCATTTAATTCGGGGAAGAGCATTTTTAATGACACGGCAACGATTAGTAGGGATATCAAAATAAAGCCTATACTTTTCAAAACTCCAATGAGAATTAAAAATATACCAATCGTATTTATTATGGTTCTCCTTTTTTGAAAACCAGGGATTAATGTTGGGTTGGTCATAAGAATTTTTTATCCAAAGAATATTAAGTCTACCCTCGCGAAGAGGACTCTTTTCCGGAATGGAAGTAGTAAGACTAATTTTTCCCCAATAATGTTCAGGGAGTCTTTTCTTAAGTTCAGCAAGTTGTAGTTCTGTACCACCTTGAGGTTTCATTATGTTTTCAAAGTACCGCTTCCTATTACAAGTTTAGGAACGATTACTTTTACATCTCTCCTTACATGTTCTTTCTTTGTATTAGTCTTGGGGTTCTGTATATCTTGTTCGGCTTCTTTATCGGACATATATTCTTTTCCAGTCACAGTATTCGTTAAAGTGACTTCAGTTTCGCAACGTAGGCGAGGAACTTCTTTACCCTTAATCTCTACGTAATCTACTACTGGTCCATCTTCTTTAAAAGGCATTATGTTCTATCCTGTTGCAATACATTCACGGATATATTGGCTGTAGTAACTGTGGTGGTAAATTTTAAAGCATCTCCTTCTTCTAAAATTAAAAGAGTACTTTCATCTCCTTCTAAAAATTCTTTTTTACCTTTAGCGGCGACATTAGAAAAGACTTTATAAATAAAATCAGTAGCACTACTGCTTTGAGTAACCGTGAGAGTCCAATCAGGGGTTGCTGAAGCATGGGTATTATAAGCCGAAATAGATTTAAGCAACGCTACCGTTTCAGCCGGACAGGTATAAACGGTCTTAACATTTGTGGTAGCATCGGCTACCCAGACATTTCTATATGCATTTGCCATTTCTTCTTTTCCTTAATTTAACTTAAGTGATGAATAAAGTAAAGACTTCATACTCATCGGTTAATTGTTGTTGGTAAGTAGTATTAAGTTTTTGAACTACTGAGCCAAGATTATCAGCCAAGCTTTGAACATTATTTTGATCAAAGTCAGGGCCTAGAACAGCGGCAATAACTTCTGCAATTTTTGCCATTACCTTCTACCTCCTGCATGAATATCTAATCTAAAAGTTCCCATTCTCCAGGTTTGTCCGGTAGATATATTTCCTACTTTTAAAGCAATCTGTCGAGCACGTTGACGGGTAAAGATTTGTGTTGTTGATGTTGTTGAATTATATGAAGTAGATATAGCTGTACTCGTCGGAAAAGCTTTTGTGTTTAAATAAACTTTTGCATCGCCAGTTTGAGCACCAAAATCAGGAATAATTCTACTAATTCTCATCATAAATTCACCCCCAATTGGTCCCTCAATTCCTTGTTGACCAATATCATAGTCTCCTGATTCTATATTAGCGGCTATTGCCACTGTAGATCCATCAAGAAAAGATTCATCGGTTCCGTCTTCTTGTTTCCAATAATAACTTCCCCCTGCTGAAACTCCTTGGATAGTAGGAATGTCAGGAGTAATACCACTTCTATATTCACTCGCATAAGGACGAGGATAAACTCCTTCAATAGTCCAAGTTTGTCTAGCTAAAGAAGAAACATACCAAATAGGATTTTGAGGAGATGATTCCATATAGTTATAAGTTACTGAACGATCAACTTCATCTGAACCTGAGCTCGGATAAAACCATGTGATCTCTCCAAAAGATGCATTCACTCCTATATGAATTTGTTGATTAGCTCCTGTATTAATATCTTCATAAACATAATCTTCTACTAAGCATGGTAAAAGTTGAACCTGACCTCCATTAAAACTATAAAAGCCTGTAGGTCCCATCCAATACGCAATTCCATTAACTTCACACATGGCATGTTGACTAGATAAACCACAGTTAGTTCCGACTTGTTGGAAACCAAATGTAAGAGGAGGTCCAATAAATTTCATAGTATACATTGCGGTATCCGACCAAATATAAACAGCTGTTCTTCCTACAAGAGCTCCTATTAATCTAGAACCATCAGTCAATCTTTGACTTCCAGCTGTGTTGGTTGCTGTTGGAGTCCATGTTGTTGTTTCTTCTTGATTAGACCAACGCACAAACATATCGTCTTGTGTTGATGAATCTTGAAGCGTGGTTTCTGTCCCAATTAAAACGAGGTGACGATCCGGTGTTGAAATTACCATGTCTCTTGAAGCGGTTGGAATTTGAGTTCCACTAACAGCAGTTGCCCTAACTGTTAAATTAGAAGGAGAAGGTATCCATTGAAACACTCGATTGTTATTAATGAGGGCTAATAAATTTTCTCCATAATTTATTAAACGCCATTGACCGGGTTCGATAACCACGTTTGATTGTGGACTAGCATTGCCCCACCCTACAAAAGTGGTTGCATCATAAGTGGTAGCTCCATCAGTATGTTCTACATCTGTGGTTCCTCCTTGTGCTCGAGAAAAACCGGAAAGAATTCCAGTAGCAGTGTCATTACCCGTATAGGCAATAAGTTCACTATCTATTAATATATTTCCAGTAGTTGGAAATGAAGTAGTGGAAGTAAAGGTTGCTGAAGTAGCTCCTGCTAATAAATTACCACCATTGTTTAAAGTTGTAAAAAAAGTAGGAATGGTGTAACCGCCAAAAGTATTGGTACCAAAACCATAACCAAGACCTTGAGTAAGAGGACCCACTATATAATAAAAATCTACAGTGACACTTCCTCCTGCGGTTAGTGAGCCTGCTCCTGTTTCCGCTGAAGCCATTTCAATGGTAAAGGTTGTAGCAGTAGGAGACGTTTTAACTTCATAAAGTCTATCATTAAATAAAGTGGTTGAATAAGCAGAAGTGGCCGGTAACGTAGCACTCTCAAATAGAATAATGTCCC